CTGATGACCCATTAGATTCTTCTATTTGGTCATGGATAAGTTTTTCCATTCTTCTCGCAGACTTTTGTGCTGGAGATAATTCTAAATCTTGTGGGTTAGGGCTCAAGCCTTCTTTCAACCCTACTTGCTCTGCTTGTTCTTCTAAGCTATCTTCAAACATGCCTGTGCCTAAAGTAGCTCCGGCTTTTAATACTTTACCATCACCTTCAAAGCCAACATCGTAAATACTTTCTACTGGTGCATCTTCTAATCTATTGCCTATGTTATCAGGCATGGTTGTTTCTAAACCGGGATTAAGATTCTGGGTATCTAAGTATGCGTGTTCTTTTTCGCCTTCTGGAATTTTAGTTTCTGCTATACCTATTGGAAATTTACCGGTACCAAAAATAACATCTACTAATTGTCCAAAGGCTGCTAAAACTTTTGTCTTAGTTATCTTAACAAATATTCTAGACTTTTCTGATTCTCTAAACTTTATGGATTTTGCATAGAGACCACGATAGTTTTCGTATGCTCTAAGCCAACGTCTTTCATCTGTGTCTCTAGCTGTTTCAGCTTGGGCAAAACGTGATTGAATAATACCAACTAAATTAATACGTTGGTCATCTTCAAGATTTAAAGTTTTACCTGCTTCACCTTCTACTTCTTCGTAGATGTTGTCAGCACTTAAAAATGTGTTGTCGTTTTCTGCCATTAATACCCAAATGTTTCGTCAGATGGTTGGTACATCCTTGTTTTAATCTGCAGCATCCTGTCATATGGATGGTCTAATTTAGGTCTACTCATAATCATGTAACGCAATGCATCGTAAGCATGGTCAGATGAATGAGTATCCACATCCTCAGGATTACTCTTCGATAAAGGCAGACTTTGTAATTCTTTTATTAAATTTGTACATGTACTTAATATTTGCAATCTAGGTCTACCGGTACTCCTATCTTGTCGCAAATGTTCGTGTATTTGAATCTTACCAGCTAATCTATTTTTATCTGCTCGTCTTAACTTGTGTCCTTTTTGAATAAGTATTTCACCTATCGTTGGACCAGTATAACCAGTTCTAGACCATGCTGCTGTATCTAATACACCACCTATTGACTTAACTTCATTCATTTCTAAGTCTGTTATCTTATCGCCAAGTGCTTCCCCTGTAAGACCTTTTTCGTATAACTCTCTATATATGATGATGGTCTTGTCTTCGGGGTCAATCGCAGCCCATAAGCAACAACTCTCAGAAGCGTATCCGTAGTCAATGCCTTTTAATCTTTCCCACCATGTAGGTATTTCAAAAGGTGTTATAACGTGGATGTCGGGTTCAAATTCTGCAAACGCTGCACCTTCACTTATATTCCAATTACCCTCAAGTAACTGCTTACGCTGTACTGGAGGTAAAGAAAGTAACATGCGTTCATACTCGCCATCCTCTGCAAGAAACGGGTTATCCTGTAATCTTGCCGGAATAAACTTCCTTGTTAAACCGTCTGTACCAACGAAAGTTTTATTTTCATCAGACGGGTCAACGTATCTCTTTTTAACCCATTGTGCTCCAACTCCTCCGGGGTTTGCTGTACATCGCAAAAATGTTGGTAGCTCTGGGTCTGTTGTTCTTAACCTAGATGCTAGATAGTTCCAACCAAACTCTGTTGGTAAATGCGTAATCTCATCAAAACCAATCCAACTATATGCTTGACCTTGATAACGATATACGTCTGCATCTCTTTCTAAAAATCCAAATTCTATTTTAGCTCCACTAGGAAATTGCCATAGCTTCTCTACTTCTTTGAACTTAGCACCCTTAAATGCTTTCGGGTACAGTTCACGAGATTTATCTATAAGCTCCCTAAGCTCTGGCATTGACCTTCTTAGTATTAATGCTCTGTGAGCACCAATGTGACAATACCTTAGTGGGTCAATAACCATTGCAAAGCTTTTTCCCCCACCGGCTGCACCACCGTATAAAACATCTTTTTCAGGTGCAGCTAAGAAATCTGTTTGTGGTCCATCGTTAGGCATAAATGCCACATGCGAACCAGTATCATCTAAATGCTTTTGTATTTCTTCTGGAAGAGCTTTAGTATCTTCCTTTGATAAAACATTAGATGTTAAAGCTTTTTCTTCAGCTTCAGTTTCTCTTTTTATTTTAGCTAAATGTCTCGTTAGCTTTTTAACTTTTTTATTTTTACTTACTAATTGCTTTTGAGCTTTTATAGCAAGTTGTACATCAGAAAGTTCTGAGTTCTTTGGTCTACCACCTTTCTTACGTGGTTTACCTTCTTTATTAAGTATATAGCTCCCATCTGGGTTTGTCAAGTACTTTTCAGGATTTTTTTCCCAGTCTTCCATACTTCTTATCTACGTATTTTTTTAAACCCATCTTAGACATAGACCTACCGGTTTCTGCTTCTAACCAATCAACACCTACACCTAAACTAATCTCACCTAAATAAACTGATTCAGCTACTTCTCTTAATACATCTAGTTCTTGTGGAATAGCTTTTAAATAACCTTCTATTAGTCCATCATCTTCATAACCAAAAGGCACTGTAGATGAGGTACGTCTTTTATAATCGTCTGGAACTAACTTCATATCTTCAACTGGTCTTTCTGTACTTTCTTGTTTTTTTAGCAATTCGTTTGGGTTGCTTAGAGAACTGTTTACCTTTCTTGGTATCGGCTCTTTTCTTTCTCGTTGATGCTGCATACTCTTGTGGCGATAAGGCTTTGATAGCTTTTTCAGGTAAATAGCGTTCCCCAGTTTCCGAGGATTTTTTACCACTCTTAGTTCTCCACTTTTGTTTAGACCAATCCTTTAGACTACGTTGACTTTTTTTTAGTGCCATGTTTCTTCCTTATTGCTTCTTTCCCTCGTTTAGCGATGTTTGCTTGTTCTGTTTTACCTTGAACTTTTGCTCTTTGCTCAAGGACAGTAAGTATTTGAATCTTTCGAGCATACGGTTTTTTAATCTTTTTAACTTTTGCAACAGTAGCACGAGCATCAGCAGGTGTTGCATACTTGATACTAACTGTATCTTTTGGGTTCTCATCGGTATATAAACGTCTACCGCTACCCTTAGGTTTTTTACCTGTTCCTACTTTTGGGTCTTTTCTTTTTGACATAAGGTGCAGTACGTTTTCCTTGTTTGTTATATTTTCCTGATTTCTTTTTAGCTATCGCAATAGCTGCTTGTTGTGCTCTAGATTTAGCCATATTAAGTTGAGCAGTTTAACTTCGTGCTCAGGAAATAAAATTAAGCAGCTTTTTCATGCTTAACTCCTCTATAAATCATTTGCTTGTTAGTTTTAACAGGCTTTTGATTTTTTCGAGGAGCTACTTTAGTACCTCTATAAGTAAACATAGTAACCTCCAGTTATGCAATTGAATTAAAATACACCTAAGTGTATCACCCATTTGCGTTCCTTCGATATCGCTATCTACTTCCGGCTTTTACAAGCTGAACGAAAAATCAGTCTTGATTATGACACTCTAATTGTTGTTGTCGTATACGTTCTTGTACCTCTTCAAAGTCTACTTGTTGTTCTGTAGGTCTAGCCACTATTTGTAACCACCACCTTTCTTTTTGTACTCGGATGCTAATAGCTGGGCTTTTCGAGCTGACCATTGCCCGGGTTTACCCCCTTTGGAACCAGCTTTAATCTTCTCAAAAAGCCTCTTACGCATAGTAGGCTTCGTATAGTTTCCAGCCTCATTAACTCGAGATTTACTTTTCTTTTTTGTTGTTGTTTTCTTTCTTGGCATCTTTGCCTCCAAAAATTCTATCCCAGTTATCACTAAACTGTGTATCTGACACTTGCTTAGCTCTAGCCTTATTACGAGCCATCCTATTGCGTTTGGCTGCTGATTTTACTCCAAAATGTCCTGCGTGTGGCATTAGTAAACTATGTTAGCAAATAAAAACAAACAAACAATAACTAAACTAACTGTCAACATATTGTTAAATTGTTTCTTCTTTGGAACTAACTTTAACTTTTTTAAATCGCTATAGTATCGCATTACCATTTTACCTTATCTGCCCACCATGCTGCTGACATCTTGCCTTTAGCAATATTCTTAGCATGACGAGCTTTGAAAGACTTACGCTTGGCTTTCATTCTAGCAGACTCACCTTTCTTCGGAGCTCCTGCTGTACCATCTAATGTACCTACTCTTTTACCTTGCTGACCAAACCTAATCGTTTTTATCTTGTCGCCTTCTTTAGCAACAACGACATGCGACTTAGTTGGATGCTTGGGAGTACGTTTAGGTTTATTATAACCACTTACTCCAGCTTTTTCCAACCTTAAGTCTTTCTTCTTAGCCATTAGTGCAGTACCTCAACTGCTTCTTTCTCTTCCACATAGTGCATCAAACCACCTTCAGTTACTATTTCAACAAACTCACCGACTAAGATTAAGTTGTTGTATTTAGCAGCTTGTTCAGCTTCTTCCCAATCCGGTGCAAGTATGTTTGGTCCTGCATATCTTTTACCTTCATCTTCCATCTCAGTTAGAAATATCTTCATATTGGTCCTCGGGTAGGTCTAAGGGTGCTTTATCGGGCATCAAAAAGATACCACTGTTCACTGTATGGTTAACATCTACCTTGTCAACTTTAGTAACTCCAACCCTATCAAGTAGTGTTTGAGCTGCTGCAAGTTTATTATTAGCTTGAATAACAGGCTTAGAAGAGTCCATTATCTCAACAAGCTTAAAGGCTGCTCGTGGTGCGC